ATAATAAGGATGCTTATCGGTGATGAGCCCCTTATAGGCGGGGTTTCCCTCAAGCCCACGCTGTGCCTGATGTTCTGGCTTTGCAGCCTCCTTGCGCTCTTCGGTGTCGAGCCGTTGCACGTCAGCATCGGTGGCATCAAGGGAGCACTTACAGTTCCATCGGTCGCCTGGTCGATGCTCTTGCCAGAAGGGATCATCCACGGGGAGGATGACGGGCTTCGACCAGAACACCTGATGGCTTGACTCGGGGGATACCGATGTGGTAGGCATCCACTGCAGGTTGGGGAAGATGTCTTTGTTGGCTTCGAACTCGAGCCAGTCAGCCGCCTGATGAGCACGAATGACAGCGGTGTCGTACTCGGTGCGTAGCCACGAGCCTACCTGATGGCGAGCTATGGGTGCAACAGCCTTGCGCCACTCCTCGAAAGAGCGGAGCTTACCATCCTCACCTATAAGACGCTCCGCCATCTTTGTCCCCATTGCGTGGGTCTTGAAGACGGAGAACACCTCGTTGGAGTGGCGGATGCTTCGCAAGAATCCCTCCTCGTGAGTCGGTGGGTTCATACTCTCGGAGAGCCCTTGCACAGCCCCAGAATTCATAATGCGCAGCACCTCCCTCCACGCTGTTGGCTCGATGTCGTTAGAGACATCAAACCCATCGTATATCTTGTGTAGGAAGCCCTCCAGCACATCAGGGGAGAATACCGCTTCTGGTGGAGTGGAGTTGCTTATGGATGAGCAAGAGGCGCAGGGACAACCATAGTAGAGCTCATTGATCAGAAGTCGTTGTCCGCCCCGAGAGGAGTCTCCCCTGGGGCTAAACCGAAAAAATGCGCCAGTCTGTCCTTGATCCCCTTGCTTCCCTTGTCGTCTTTCGTAGGCTCTTCGGGTGGCGGTATATCGTAGTTAGAAGCCCCGTCGAGGACATCAGCAAGCGCTTTGCGATACTCCTCAACTTTGGCCAGCTGCTCGTAGAAGTCGTCGGGCTTTTTCACCCCGAGGGTCTCATATACGTCGTCGGCGTCGATGGGTAAGCCCAACTGCTGCATCTTCAGGTAGATGTCCGCCTGCCGAGAGGTGTCAACCTCCTTGCGCTTTGCGCTGACAAACTTTCCGCCCGACACATTGAATCCAAGTGACTCAAAGATGGGCAGCATATAGTAGTTGAGGACATCAAGGACTGTATTGCAGTCATCTTCGTTGAGCTCCTCCTCTACCGCCTTGTGAACAGTGCCGAGTGCTTGCGTGCCTGTGGATGATGCCGAGGTGGTGAGGGTGTTGCCAAGGACACGCACAGCAATCTGATTGTCCCAGTAGTCCGTGAAGTCTTTGAAGAGCTCAGATGTGCCAGACTTCGCATTGCTCTCAACAAACTGGAAGTTGCTCTCCGCTGGGTGGATGTACACGGCGTTGTTGCCTCGCTGGCGGGCGTCAAGGAGGAGCTGTCGACGTGTCTCTTCGTCGCCAGCATTATAGGTGTACTCCTGAATTGGAATAGCATAGAGTTCGCAGTACTTAGCCCAGTCTGCGTAGTTATTTCGCTTGTAGAGGACAGCTACGAGGATTTGAGCCAGGATGCCAAGGTCACGCTCCGCTCCGACGAACAGCATGTTGGGGAATTCGGAGATGGGAGTCCCATTGCTGTCTGTCTGGTGCCTGAGTAGGACCTGATTGACGGGATCGTAGTGCTTGCGAGGCACGGAGTAGAATCGGATGTCCCCCTCATCATCAGTGTAGAACTGTAAGAGCGAGAATCCCCAGAACTGCGCCAGGATGATTTCCTCACGCAGCTGCTTCATCCAAGGGGACGCGAGCTGGCGGTTGATCTCTTCGTCGGGTACGCCATCTCGAGAGAATTCAATGGGCACCTTAGTAACCCCTTTAAGGCGCTTGGCTAATACGCCAGCAAGGTGCAGGTCCATGAGCGCCGACTCATACATATCGTATAGTCGAGAGCGGAAGGAGAAGTCTACGGCCTTTGCAGAGTTGATCGCATTGATGTACTTCTGTATGTCGAAGTAGAAAAGCTCAGGGGCGCTAAGGACGATATCAACAACCTCTCTGCTGTTGTATGATCCCTCAGAGATGAGTCGAGCAGGCTGAGTAGTTGCCTTATGATACTGCTTCGTTTTCTTCCGTGCCATTGCTGTCAAGGGTGTAAGGGGTGAGGTCTACTGCTTGCTTGGCTGCCCAGCACTCGGAAAGACACTGCTTGATGTGGCCGAGCGCCGAGATGATGAAATGTTTATATTGGTTGAGCGTGGAGACCTGATAATAGTAGGCCTCCTCCTCTGAAAGCCCCATCTTGATGATGGTCGGCAGATTCACTCCGTCAAAGAGCTTGGCGAATGTGAATTCGCCGAGGAAGTTGCGCTGGTTGGTCTCGTCGAGCCACACGTGGCGTGTGACGGGCGTCTCCTCCTGCGTGGTGTAGCTGAAGCCACGAAGCACCCGATCATCGCAGCGCTCGTTGTACGGGCGGTAGATGACCTCCGCCACCTCATGCAGAGAGGGGCGGTGGTCAAATACTTCGGTGAGATAGGTGTACTGCTGTGGAGTGTCCCCCTCGCTGTCGACCTTCTGGAGGTCATAGGCGAGGAGGTAGCGCTCATTGAACGGATCGATGCAGTAGAGGAGCTTGCCTCTCATATAGGGGTTGCCAATTTGGCGATATGTCGTTACCATTTGCTGAGGTCTGGTCGTTCATCGAGTAGGAACTTATAGTGCTTGAGCTTGCGGAGCTCTTCTGGAGAGGAGGCTTTGATCACCTTGCCACGGAAGATGGGAACGATGAACTGTCGTCCCCAGTCCCATTTCGTAATCATACCTCCATCTGAATAGTAGCCATATGAAGAGTGATCGGTGGAGTAAAGCTCATCATCGCTACGACCACCAGCATCATTATTAATGGCGCAACCCATATTGACGTTTCCCCCATCTCGTCGTTGGAGGATATCAAGGTATCTACCACCAATGACTTGTAGCGTATTGGCATTACCTGAGTATGATGCTCTTTCATATTTAGTCAATGGATGTATTCTGCGTTCTCTGCCATTAAAGTGCCTCCATTCTCTAACCCATAAGAGTTGGGTGTAGTCATATCCAAGACCAGCATTCTTCCTTCTCATAGTAACAGCACTACGAATGGCATCATTCTTTGAGAAGGAGCAGAATTCACCATTTCTGCTGAAGGTTGATAAAGAGAGTACTACACGAGCAGGAAGCCAGATATACCCAAATATGGAAGGACATGAACACGTTGAGAACGTAAGGTTGTGACTCTTATCCTCTCGAATGAGCCCTGGTTTAAAAGAAGTCCGACCGTTAGTATCACGAGCTGTTGTGCCACGCATACCCGCATCTGGGAATGAGTAAAAGCCACCAAAACGGTTCGCGTATTCTTGGGTGCCTTCTCCCCAACCATAGACATCTCTTAAATTAAAGTTGCCGTTGTGTGCCCAAATCAAGTTTCGTAGATCCTTATATTCTTCATAGGATACATAGTCGTAGAATCTATGCACCTGAATGAGCTTATACTTCATCTCATCTTGTCTGCCAAGTTTTTTATTCTCTCCTATTGTCAGTTCAGGAAGGCTCTCTCCAACTTGCCAGTGCAATGGTACAGCTGCGATCCAAGTCTCTTTATGCTCTTGCCAATTCGGCTCCCAGTCGGCTGGATTTTCGGAGTTGGTCAGCCATATCTCCAGCTCTTCATCGATAAATTCGGTAAAGACCGAGGTATATAGATGGGTAGCTCCTTCTGGAATTGATGCCGAATAGTCAAGCACAAAATTGGGGTATTCCTCGTTGGAGAGACGAATAACCTTGATGATAACTCCTGCTGCATTTGTGAATACGGCAGATAGCATATACCCCCTCTCCCATTTGTAGCGATTTTCAAAAGGAGCTGGTTGCTTGTAGTCTGGGTATCGCACATGTTCTGATGGATTGTCTCCATTAGAAAACCCATTATTACAAATCGGAAACTTTACCCGCTTATACCCTTGGACTGGTATTTTTATGTAGGAGTAACAGTTACAGTCTTCTTCATTGACATATCCAGCTTTGTGCTTATAGATACACTCGGAGATATTCTTCCCCTCAGATCCCTTAGGGCAACGGATATAATGTTGGAGTACAGGCTTGAGTTCCCTCTCAATGGCAAGAAGGTCGTATAGCTTCCCTTCTGGACGGCGTGGCTCATCGAGGAGCGAACTATACACCTGGTAGTCGGTGCAAGTGTCCCCATCGTGGATGCCTTTATACCAGTAGTGTGGCTCGTTTACCCAAATTCCACCCTCTTCGGCGTCAGCGAGGTTGGTCGGCGTGGATAGGTCTTGTGTGAGCCCGTCAGCGTAGTATCCGAAGTGATCGTCTCTGAGGGGATAAACGACCATCTCACCTCGCTTCTCCTCACGGCCACGCCAGCGATGACGCGCCTTGAAGATGCGCAGAAGGTGTCCAGATGGGGTGTAGGGCTTGTCAAAGCCAAAGCCCGTCTGGTTGTCGTGGTTGAACCAGCGGTCAGTCGCCAGTACCTCCTGCGTAAAGCCCTGCTTATCCACCGTGCGGTTGACGTAACCTACGATGGTGTACTCGGGCTGTCTGATAGAGAGCTCGGGGAAGTGTGCAGCGAGCTTGTCGTACTCGACGTCAGAGAGGTATTGCGTGAGGCGGTATGTGCCCACCAGCGCGCAGGTCGTAGTGAGTGAGCCTGACGCGGAGATCCCTCCCTTGCTGAGGAAGCGGTTGAGCCAAGCGACATCCCCCGTGCGATCGATGCCGACAATACGCAGGTGCGTCACAGCGGGGAGCTGCTCCAGGAGCGCCTCCCAATCAATCTGTGGGCATCCCTCATGCCAAAGTCGCGTGACAGCCTCAGAGTTCAGCCCTACGAGCCCTTCGGTGGTGAGCTTGGGTAGGTAGCGAAGTCGAAGCGTTGTGAGCGTCTCGGGTAGGCGCAGCTCTGTGATGGGGGAGCCGTTTGCCAGCACAATATCCGTAAGGACAGTGTTCGATGCATCGAGCTTCTTGAGGCGAGGATTCCCCGTCAGGTCGAGCGAGCGGAATGAAGGGGAGCGCAGCCCTGCCACACTCAACTCTTCGAGCACACGACACGCACCTACGGTGACGGCTGTGAGGGTCGTCTGACCTGTGGTGCATGAGACGTTGAGCTTGGAGAGGCGGTAGCACTTGTCGAAGTTCGCCGTACCAACGATGTAGGCGCTCACGTCTGAGAGGTCAAGCTCCGCCATACGACTCGCGCCGTAGATGTTCTGCGGGTCGTTGACGATGAGGTCCGTGTCAAGCTCCAGGGAGACCTTTGATCCCGAAGCGTCGGCACGTACACCTGAGACATGAGGAGCCTTCGAGGTGTAACCATAGCCGAAGTAGTAGCGCTCGCTGGCGGTTATGTTGATGCGCTTGCGGTCTGAGCTGAACTGGTGCGCGAAGTAGAGGCGCAGCGCATCAGCTCGGTACGTCCCCGCAAGGTGCTGCGCATCGAGTAGGGCGAAGCGATCGTTGATCATCGCCGTGCGGTGAGCATAGCGTGATCCCTGAAGACAGTAGAGGTAGTCAATGCCGCTTGCCGTGTATGGTTGGAGGTACTTATACTCCCCATCCTTGTTGTACGCACGCTCAGACCAGTTCGTCATGAACTTGCCGTTGAGCATCTCCAGTACTCGCTCCTTACTCATAGTAGCGCGGATCTTCTGCGCCGTCTCGTGGAGCTTGTCGGGGAGTGCCTCTCTGACGAGCTGCCAAAGAAGGGAGTCATGACCTGCATAGGCATAGGAGCCGATCGTCTCGTCAAAGGTGGTCTCGTCGATGGTGTAGTCGTAAACGACCTTACCATCGTTGCGCACCCCGAGAACCGTGTCGTTGTCGTAAGGCAGGAAGTACCAGTGTAAGCCGTCCCAAGTGGCGAGCATCATGTTCTTGGCTCTCTGGTCCACCATCATGAAGTACTCGGTGAGCACGTACCAGCCCGTCAGGCTATCCACGTCGAAGTAGTCGGCCACCTCACGCTTAAACTTGATGGGGTTGCCCTTGCAGTTGATGATCCACTTCCATAGGCGACGCACAGCCGTCTTCTGCGCCTCGCTGGCGGTATCCCATTCCACGCCGTCAGGGTGACGGAATTCGAGCGCAGTCTTAAAGCTCGCCATGTTGTCGGTGGTGAACAGGGCAAGGGGCTCGGAGTTGTTAAGGAACTCCAGGCACATGCACTTCTCATCCTTGATGAAGCCGAAGACCTCCTCACTGCCACTCTTGTCGTTGTTGAAGTTGTACTTGCCCAGGTAGGTGTTGTGGCCAGACCCATCGATGTCAAAGAAGGCATCCATCGGGAAGCCGTCGATAGCTATTCGAACGCCCTGCGAAGCCTTCTGGGGAGGAGTTAGAATGCCTGCTCTGCGGAAGGTCTCGTCAATGAGCTTCGCCAGCCCCGTATTGTGCGTCGATGAGCTCTCGGCGAAGTCCGCCTTAATGGTGAAGATCGACACGGGTACAGCTCCAGGAGTAAAGGCGTACTTAAGCTCCTGCTGCTCTATGCCGCCCACCGTGAGGGTGGTATTGTACTTCTTCTTGCGGTCGAGGTAGATGCGGTAGTTCTTTCTGGGATAAGTCGTGGAAGACGTCCCCTGGATGCGCAGCCCAGCGCCCTTGCAGACGAAGTCGTACTGCTTGCCGAAGCCCGAGTAGAAGTAGATGTCTACCGATACCTCAAACTTTTTGGTGTTGGTCTCGTTGACGAGGGGGACATTGCCCACGATGCGCAGCACGCTCTTACCCTGACTGCGCAGCTTGTCGAGGGAGACAGCTCCGTCGTCGCCGAGGACATCGTTGCGCTCATAGAGAGTTACAACCTCTGCAGCATCGGGGCGGGAAGCTATGTAGTTGCTGAGTACCTCGTCATCGGAGAGGGCACGTCCATAGAGGCGTACGGCACGCAGGCGTACGTCAGCATGCTGGCTGGTCACGTCGATGGGCTTGGAGGCAACCTGCAGGAGGGTATCTGCCTGCCCGTAGCTCACAGCACCCGAGCGGATGCCGTTGACATAGATCTCGAGGAGGCGACTCCCTGACTTAGGTTGCACGACAAAGGCGATGCGATAGAACTCACCCGTGGCAAACTTGGTGACTACGACCGCACCTGATGCAGTGCGCAGCTCGGCTTGCTTACCCGTGACGACAAAGCCGATGCCCTTGTCATCAAGGCAGGAAACGACCGCACCTGTCGAGGAGAGGACGTTGTCGGTGCGAAGCTCCAGCTCAATCGTACCGCCAAGCCCCATCGGGTCGGTGGCGAAGAAAGTCGCAGGAATAGTGATGGATGAGCCGTTGACAAGCTGGAGGGACGATCCGTCCCAGCCACCAGCAGCCCAGTCGAACTGACTGAAGGAGGTGGAGATCCCGCTGCTCTTCCACGTGGCAGGATTAGCCTCGGAATTACTGCGTCCGAGTGCTGAGAGAGCGAGGGTCACGCCGTCGGTGACCTCCCCTACGTTGACGTGACCTTCACGCACGGAGATGGTGAGGTTGTAGCTCACGTCAAGGCGCGTGGATAGGCGCGCAGGGATGTCCCCTGCAACGACGCTACGTGAGGTGTAGACCTCGGCGCCTCGTCCCATAGAGAGCGACAGCGCCTCGGCGTCGCCTACCTGGAGTGACAGGTCGGCAGGTTGGCGCTGAGGGTCGTAGAGGGCGTAGCTAAAGCTGTAGCTTGCAAACTGCTCTGCGTCGAGTCGGGGGGATAAATGCTCTTCGGCGGAGAGGATATGCCCGTCGTGTCGACGTAGCATGACGCCGATGCGAGGAAGGTCCTCTGTCTTGCCGACGTAGTAGTCAAAGTAGATGCTCTCACTACGTATCTCCTTAGCTCCAATAGTGAGCTCGGCGATGAGCTGCGCCGTGTGTCGCCCCTCGTGTGCCCCCTGCAGTGGCACTTGGAAGGTACCGTTAGTCGTACCCGCACGCGTGACACTCTGCACGCTGTAGCTCACCCCGTCGATGTAAAGGGTGATGGTCTTGTTGCCCACGCCCGTCACGGCATAGGGGATAGCCAGAATGTCCGTTGTAGCGTAGCCTGGTAGCCCAGAGGAGAGGGAGTAGCTTGAGTTAAGCGCAAGGGCGTAGACGGATACAGAGGTGGCTATCGTGCGCTTCTGAGTCTTACCCTCGGCGTTGGTGGCCGTGGCGAGTATCTGCACGTCGACCGTCCCTGCCGTGGTGAGGTGGGGGGTGAGATCCAGGGTGTACGTCCCCGCCGATACGTCGGGGATGGTCTGCTCAAGGAGCTGTGTCGCTCCTCGACGGATGGAGAGGCGGATAGTCGCCTGCACACCCGTAGGCGCCTCGTCGTTGTCGGCGGACACGTGGCGGTAGGTGTAGGTCAGCTGTGCGGTGTCGCCAGCTTTGACGGCCGACTGCGACACTGAGGAGGTGAGGATGATGCGTGTGGTCTGCGTCTCTTCGCTACCGCCTCCGCCACGTCCTGCAGGGAGGTCTACCGAGGCAACCTCGCCACCCTCCTTATTAGTGAGCTTGAGTGTGACGGTCTCTCCGTCCGCACTCCGCTCAGCATCCATCCCTGAGATGGTAGCTCGCTCTACCTCATTGAGCTTAGTCGTCACGGCTGCATTAGACACAGCATTGGTGCTCTCGGTGCTGAGGGTGTCGTCGACAGCCACCTCATCGATGGAGATAGCCACGTTGCCCGACTCATCGGGGAGCGACTTGACCCCATTGAGCGTGACGCTCTGCACAGTGCCACTCTTAGTCTCGATGTTGACGATGCCCGAGTCGTCAGGAGCGACAGTGCTGCCGTTGACTGCCACCCCCTGAACGGGAGCCTTAGGTATCGTCAGGTCAACGTTGCCGTGCGCATCGGGCGGTAGGTTGGTGCCACCCACCGAGATGCTCTGCACGGGGGCTTGAGGCACCTGGATAGGCTTATAGTTACCATCACCAGCAAGGTAGTGATCCTCGCCAGCGTCGGTCTTGATGAGGTCTACCTTTGCCTTATCTTCATCCGAGTAGGGGGTGGCAAGCTGCACCTGCAGATGTGCAACTTCAGTGTAGCCCGACCCCGTGTACACGTAGATACGCCCGTTGTCCGCTGCCGTAGGGTGGGCAGCGTCATAAACGGCAACGAGGTTACCCCTTCGCAGGGGCTTGTCGTCGTCGCCAGTGGGAGCCGTGTCGGCTGTCATAGCTGAGATGGAGGTGTACACCTTGCGTACACCGAGTGCTCCACCCTCGCGCTCTACCTCGGCGACATAGGCGGCGACATCGCGGATGAGGTAGCCGAGCTCTTCGGGCGTGATTGAGCCTGATTCAGTCTTGGACGCGAGTGCTTCGGCACGTTTGATGAGATCTATCTGAGAGTTGTTCATACGAGAGGGTAGGATGTCTTAATGAGAGCACTGGCCTTGAGCCCATGACCATCAAATTCTGTAATACGATCAGCTCCCTTGTGAAGTGCAATACGTCCACTTTCGATAATGATGTCGTAGATTGTTGGTTGAAAGACATCTACCATATTGCGAAGGGAGAAGTAGAGCGTGTGGGCGTTGGGACCCTCTATATCATACATTGCTAACCAAGTATCCGTTGCTTTGATGACTTTGTTGTCTGCAGGGATATGTAGATCACAGGCTCTGAATAGAGGGAGACCATTGACTGCATAGAGGTTCATATAACCGACCTGCTTGCCATCGCGAAGGATACGATAGCTGTCAACTTTCGCCTCTTCGCTCCTCGGGATGAATGGGCGTGGGTTGCTACTGTTGTTACCTGATATCTTGTACGCAATGTATTCCTTATTGGATGGACGCTCACGAACCGCTACCGCGGTCTTGCGCACGCGAGTTGGATGCGTACTCCCGTCGGCAAAATTCATTGAGCGACTCTCATCACTCGAGGGGACAAGGTAAATCTCTGCGGGGAGGTCACCGAGACCGATACCATTGAAGTTTATCTCAGTATGGTCAACCTCATAGACACCTCCCCCAATGATGGCATGTCCTGAGGATATGAAAATGCGGGCACCTCCCCCAGTTTGATCACCTGAGAGGGTGCATCCGTCAAGGATACCGTCGCCGCAGAGGTTTGCCAGTAGTGCGACACTACTGGTGATGTTGTCACTGAGTTGCTTGAGGTCGTTGAGGGAGATAGGTTGCCCACCCTCGGTAAATTTGATCTCATTCATAGTCGTAGTATTCTATCTTGTATGTTCTGCCAGCAGGCTTATAGATGTTGATGAATCTGATGATTTCAGCTTCCTCGCTATGAAGGAAGGAGGGGATGTGGACAATGAAATCAGGCTCATGCTTCCCCTCATGTTCGAAGCCGAGGTAGAAGGGCTCTTGGTGCTCGGAGGTTAAGTGTAGGTGAAGCGGTGCATTCCCCTCCGATGTGAAGTAGAGATAGAGCTGCTTATCATCGGTGTCGGTGATGTAGATCGTGCCACGTGATAGCTGATACTTATTGCTGAGTGCGGCCTCAAGGGAGTAGGTCTGCCCCGTCGTGTTGATACGCCGATGTACGTCTCCACGAAATCGGCTGAACCTATCGAGGAGTCTCCTGAGCGGAGTGAGAATTGCTCGTAGGATAGCGAGGAGGACCTTTGAACGGAGGATAGGAGGGAGCATATCCGATGCGAACTTGAGCGGGTCGAATTTATACCACATAGCTAAGAGTTGAGTTGAGGTCGTCTGAGACGATTGAGCCGCTGAAGGCGGTGTAATTATTGCCGTCGATGCTCTTGTATGTGCCAGCGTCTGGGCGGGCAGAGCAGTCGCCGAGGGTGACATCGGTGACCCCGTCTACGGCTTGGATTGCATCGACGAGCTTCGTCTTGTTGAATGTTCCACCGAATGTGATGCCGCCGAGGTAGGCGTTGATAGCATCTTCTACAGGTCGCACACCATCTCGATAGCGCACACCTTGAGGGGAGAGGATCATCGGATCGGCATAGATGGTCGCTGATATGCGGATGTGGTCCGCGGGGGCGGTGCGAACGGAGATGACAACGCCTGCAGGTTTGATTGTTCGGATATAGGCTTCGAATGCTGTTAGGACGTCTTCCGAGAGGGCTTCTGGCCGCCCGCTCTTTTCGCCTGATACAAGGATCTGGATGCTTCCGCCACGGTCGCGTACTGCAGCGTACTTGACCACCCGACGGCTCTCGTCTACCTTGGGGTAGCGGTATTGCATCGTTGCCTCATCGAGCACGAGCTTATCGCCATGTTGATAAGCCAGCGCCTTGTGATAGTACCACGGAACTGTGGCCACGATAGCACGCTCAAGCGTACGCTCAACGTCGTCGCGGTATCCATCGAAGAGGCGCTCTACGACATGGTGGGCAGCAGCTACGATAAAAAAGAGGATATTCTCCAGGCTGACCAGCGAAAATGCTGAGCGGAAGGTGTCGCCCTCCTTGAGCTGGTACTTCTCGCGGATGACTGGATCAGCCATGAATGCGTCGGTCATCTCTCGCTTGATTTCGTCTACGGTTCTTGCCATGTCTATAGTCGTGTGGGTCTTGGTCGGTCGCTGTCGATGATAAAGCGAGCGTTTTGTCGTGCGTCCTCTTGTGGGAGGCGAGGAGCACCGCCGATGGTGATATCTCCCGCTGCGACCATCTTGAGCCACTCCATTGCTCTTTCGTATCGGTCCTTGCGGATGCCCGACATCTTGTAGGGATTGTGAATGGTGAAGAGGTGGTAGAGTGTGATGTCGATTGCGTACATGAGGATGAGCGCGTGTCTGTCTTTTCCTCTTGCGCTGAAGATGGCAGCTACGTCGTATGCCTTGTTTAGATACCCCTGCATCTCTCCAACAGCTCTATCCTCGCAGGTCTCGATGATCTCGGGGTCGTAAGATGGGTTGGCGACGCCTGGCTGCGTCTCCTTTCTCACGAGCGCCCCTAAAATCTCCTTATGGATAGAGGAGTCGTAGTCGGTGAGGTCAATGAAGTTGTCCATATCTCTATAGTCTATACTTGTTGTCATGTCGAAGGTCTTCGACGGGGATTGTGATTGTTGGCTCAAAAGCTCTCAACTTGTCGTCAAGCGCACGGATGCCCCCTTCGATAGAGTCGGGACCGTCCGCAGGGTAAGGCAGAGAAAGGTCGAAGAGCGTGAATTGCTCGCGTAACTCAAGCATCATCGGATTGTCCTTTTCTTCCTCATTGAAGACCCAGCGCGCCTCTCTGTCGATCGGCTCAAGGCGTGATTCAATACGCGCAGCCTTATCGGTTTTCTTCTTCTCGTCCGCTCGGATGTGTAGGCTCATCTTTCGCCTCTTGTTCGCTTCTGCGAGGAGGGGACGGAAGACTTGCTGGAAGAAGGGGTCCTGGAGCTTGTTGTTCTCTATGTAGTGGTAGACGGGTGCTGCCCCACCGACGTACTGCTCAAGTTGGAAGTACCAATCGATGAAGGTGGCGTTAGTCTCGTGGGCGAGAAAGCCCTTGATGATGTAGTAGCGCTCCTTGTACTTTCCGAGAAGCCACAGGGACTTCGTTGAGCTCTTCTTGCTTCGGCTGTCTGAGTAGGCAGGGTCGCCATACGTGACTAAGAACTGAAACTTATGGAGTGGCGGGACCTTCCCCCACGGGAGGAGCTTGAAGAACTCCCCCTCTTCGAGAGGATTATTGAAGTACTCCGCTTGTGCAGCGCGCTTACTAATCTTGGAGAGCGTGCGGTTGATATGCTCCTCGCTATTTTTTTCGGGCCAGGTGCTCTTGCCGTTTTTGTCTCGGATATTGACAATGTCCCAGTGGTTGGCCAGCTTTCCTGCACGTACGATGCAGCAGTCTTTGGCGATGATGTTACCGCACCAGACGACCAGCAGGGGCTCGGAGATGGATCGTGTACCATAGAGCGCCTGCTCCCACCACTCCCACTTTTTCTTCAGCACCTCGGGGTTTTTGCAGTCGGCATCGGTGTCAAAGTCATCGGTGTAGATGACATCGGGTCGGATGTACTCATTACGTAGACCACGAGGAGCCGACCCCGCCCCGATGGCGAGGAACTTAGCCCCACAGCGGGCGGTGAACTCGCCTGCCGTCCATGCCCCCAGCGTCTGCTGGTCTCCATAGAGCTGGCGTAGACGACTGTTGCTCTCGAGGTTGATCTTAAGAGGGGTGAGTAGGCGTATCGCAGCGTCCTCCGTGGCGGAGGCGCAGACGATGAAGCGCTTGCGCCCTGTAAGCACCAGGTAGAGGAGGACGAACATCACCGTCGTGCTCTTAGCTAACTCACGAGACCAAGAAAGCACCTCGTACCACTCGTCGTGCTCGATGAGGCGAAGGATAGCGCTTATGTGGAATTTGGAGAAGGGATACTTGGCGTATTTCGGGAAGCAGTGCTGTATCCAGCGGATGGGGTCTGCTTCCAGATCACGACGCAGCTTGTCGACCTCCGCCTGAGAGAGGGAGGTGTCGGTAAACACGTCGTTCAGCATCGAGCGGTGGTACTCGGACCACTGCGCTAAGGCTCTCTTTTCTTCGAGTTTCATCGTTTAGCCCCTCCCGTGACGTCTTGGATATACGCATTAAAAAGGTTGCTGAGCTCCTTAGCTCGCTCGGGGTCGGATGCGCGCATCCAGCTCGTCATGGCCATGGCCACAGAGACGAGGTCCTCAATGCCTACGTCTTTTTCGAGCTTGGCGATGGCCGTGGCGAGCTTGTTAAGTGAGTCTGCTTCGGCTGGCGTTGCCCATCGTTCGGCGATTGGACGCGCCAGGATGGCTTCGTTGATATTGGCAATTTGCTGGCGAAGCTGACGGATCTGCTCGGCAGGCGACACGGAGGTTGCCGCCTTGAGCTCTTGCCAGTGGTGCTCTTTTGCCCAACGTATAACAGTCTGTCGGGTAACACCGATGATACGTGCCACCTCCTCCTGGGTGTAGTTACTATCGACGTAGAGACGTTGCGCCATCTCTCGCTTAGCTGTCTTATTCGTGGAGTCTATCTGCTTTGCCATTGATGCTATTTGGGGGGTGATTTGCTAAGGCAAAGTTCGCTCCGAAAACACCCTCTTTGCAAATCCAATTTTACCGATTGTTTACCGCTGGTAGTATCACACTATCAGTTAGTTGCGTGTGTAAAATTGGATTTGCAAAGAGGGTATTCCCGCTTATAAATTTGCTCTCAGAAATTATAATCGCATGGCACAGACAAGACGATTTTTTGACGTGATTCCTTCAGGGGGAGGTGAGGCAACTATCCTCCTCTATGGAGAGGTCGGAGACTGGTCAGAGGTCTCCGCCCGAGATGTCGTCACGCGACTCCTTGAGCTTACGCGCAGCTATGATAAGATCGACATCCGTATCAATAGCGGAGGTGGCGAGGTCTATTGTGGGTTGGCTATTTATGAGGCGCTTCGAAATAGTACGGCGAAACTCACCATATATGTTGATGGTATCGCCGCATCAATGGCGGCTATCATCGCGCTTTGCGGGAAGCCTCTCTATATGTCGCCCTATGCACGCCTGATGCTGCACAATGTAAGTGGGGGATCATGGGGGAATAGCAAGGAACTCCGACGAGTAGCCGAGGAGATGGAACAGCTTCAGGGGACGCTTGCAAAGATGATCGCAGGACGTATAGGTAAGACGCCCGAGGTGATTGAGGCGACCTACTTTGATGGGGAGGACCATTGGCTCACCGCTCAGGAGTGTCTCTCGATGGGGCTCATCGACGGCATCTACTCGATGGAAGAGGATGATGCGCCTCCTCTCTCTGAAAAGTCCACACAAGAAGAAATTCAAACGTATTTCCAAAACCGCCTGGAAAACCAGGCAATAAATAATGATGACATGGCACTAATCGATGAACTTCGCAAGTCCTGCCCTTCTATCACCGCCTCAATGGGCGAGGGTGAAGTGGTAAGAGAGGTGGCTCGCCTCTCCAATCAGCTCCGATCCTCTGAAGAAGAGAATGGTAAGCTGAAGGCACAGGTCGCCTCAATGGAGGCTGAGCGCAATAAGAGTATTCTTGACGCAGCTGTTGAGGCGGGTAAGATCACCCAGGAGCAGCGTGCGCACTATGAGGCTCTCCTGTCTTCAGCTCCCGAGGAAACGAAGGCGCTGCTCAACTCTCTCCCCACGCCGAAGCCTAAGAATAAGCTCCCACGAGTAGAGGATCATCTCGCCCCAGCCTCAACGCCTGCGAGCAAGTTCGCTGGGAAGAGTTGGGATGAGCTCGACCGTGCAGGTCTGCTTGCGGACTTCAAGGCTACTAACTATGAGGGCTTCAAGGACCTCTTCCAGGCGGAGTTCGGCGTCCCCTATAAGGAGTAGCTGCTCCACCCAATTAACCAACAACCAATAACTATTAAGATTTATGGCACTACAGACACAAGTCTGGCTGAAGACCCTGCAGGAGAATTTCTTCCCCGACGACAGCTTCGTCGCTAAGTCTGAGGATGACTCTCAGTATGTCTCGCACAAAACGGTGCATGTACCGCATGCGGGTAAGCCCTCTGCGGTCAAAGTGAACCGCACGACCAAGCCAGCCTCAATCAGTGAGCGCACTGATAACGAGCTCACCTACGATATTGATGAGCTCACCACGGACCCTGTGCACATCTCAAATGCAGACACCGTTGAGCTGTCCTATGACAAGCGCGTGTCAATCCTTCAGAATGACAAGTCCGAGCTGCAGCGCGTAGCGTCTGAGCTCATCCTGCATCGATGGGCTAAGGGCGCCGATGCTACAAGCCCAATTCTCACCGATGGTGATGCTCGCGCTGTTCATACAGCTCAGGGGACAGGTCAGCGTCGTAAGATGACTGATAAGGTCATCCACCAGATCGCTATGCGTATGGACAAGCAGGACCTCCCTGCGACGGGACGATACCTTATCCTCGACACGGATATGTATGGCGACCTGCTTGATAGCCTCACTGAGGCTAATCGCTTTGCCTTCCTTGCTTCGGCTGATGTGGCAAAGGGTACAGTGGGTCGTCTCTATGGGATTGACATCTTCACCCGATCAACGGTGCTTCGTATGAAGTCCAATGGTGACATCATCACCGAGCCTACTGGAGGTGAGGCTACCGAGGTGGGTGCAGGCTTCGCTTGGCAGCAGAACTGTGTCTCTCGAGCTATCGGCGAAGCGCACATGTTCAGCTCGCTTGATAATCCGTCCTACTACGGAGACATCTACTCCTTCCTCATGCGTGTCGGGGGCTCCCACCGCCGCTACGACAAGAAGGGTATCTTCCTTGTCGCCGAGGGTAACGTCTAAGCCGTACGATCATGGCACAACTACCTATAGTTAAAATCACCTTTGCCGAGGGCAACCTCGGCAAGGTGGGCGACTCCCCCGACGGGCTTGTCGCCCTCATGGTCGCCTCGGCAGCGGTGGGGAATACCTATGAGTTGGGGAAGCCCTACTCCATTCGTTCGGTGGCCGACCTCAAGGCGCTCAAGGTGGCCGAGGATAACAACGCCACACTGCTGAAGCATGTGCGTGAGCACTATGCCGAGGCAGGGGAAGGCTCTGAACTCATCATCTATGGCGTAGACAAGGGCAAGACGATGGTCGAGCTTGCCACGAAGGGAGCCAGCGAGGATGAGGCCGGTGAGCTTCGTAAGCTCATCACCCTATGCAAGGGACGCTTGCGCACTGTGGGCATCGCCCTGGACGCGCAGGATGAGCCAGATGCCACCGAGGGCATCGTTGCTGATGTCCTCTCGGCTATCCCCAAGGCACAAGAGACAGCGGTGTACGCTACCGACGTGCTCTACGCCCCCCTCTTCGTCATCCTCGAGGGGCGAGGCTTCAAGCGTCAAGGGCTGAAAGACCTCTCCGAGCTCGGGTGTAACCGTGTGGGGGTATTTGTTGGGGACACCCGCGCAGAAGGCAAGGGTGCAGCCATCGGCTTGCTCACAGGGCGCATCGCCAAGAGTGCCATCCAGCGCAACGTAGGTCGCGTGCGAGATGGCAAGATCGCCGCCGATGCAATCTATCTGAGCGGTCAGCCCATCGAGCAGCAGACAGGTGCTGTCGCCGACCTCTACACTAAGGGGTATATCTGCCCTCGTCAGTATGTCGGCCGCGCAGGCTTCTACTTCTGCGACGATCGTCTGGCGACGAGCGAGTCTGACGACTATGCTCATGTAACTGCACGCCGAACGATCGATAAGGCCTACCGCATCGCCTATAACACCCTATTGTCTTTCCTCCTTGACGAGCTTGAGCTCGAGGCTGACGGCACGCTACACCCTGCAACCGTGCGTAGCTGGGAGCAGGAAATTACGTCGGCTGTCGACAGAGCTATGACCGCCAAGGGGGAACTCTCTGCCGATGAGTCTACGGGTAGCGCTTGTCGCTTTGAGATCCTGCCTACCAATGTCCTTGCGACGTCGGAGGTGCGAGCAAAGCTCTCGGTGCGCCCATTCGGCTATGCCCGCTACATCGACGTAGAACTTGGCTTCACGGCTGTAACATCTAAGTAATCCTACTCCAATGAACATCTACAACGGACGCGAGTACGAGTGGATGACCATTACCCTGCTCCTCGGCGGTCGTCGTGTCACGGGTCTCCGTGGCATTGAGTACACCGCCGAGCAGGAGCAGGAACCCATCTACGGGGCTGGTAGCCAGCCAATGGCTATCCAGCGTGGTAACATCAAGTACTCTGGGACAATCACCCTTACGGGTAGCGAATTCCATCTCCTTCAGAAGGCTTGCGGTGGAAGTATTATCGGAGCTTCGACAACCATCGTGGTGTGCTATGGTGACCCCTCGCAGGGCGATGTCATCCACACCGATACGCTTGTCAGCTGCACCTTTAGCAAGGAGGAAGACAAGTGGAAGCAGGGGGATAAGTTCACTGAATATACTCTCCCCTTCTCCTTCCTGCGCAAGCAGAGTGCATAGTCCTTCGAACGCTTTTTAATCTGTATAAAAATGGAATTCAAACCCGAACAAATCGACTCGTGGAAGAAGCAGCATGGCAAAGATGCCATCTTCCTCATCGTCGTAGAGGATAAGAGCTGCGCGATCCGCAAGCCTACCCGCCAGGAGTTCAGCTTCGTCTCTGGCATCAAGGATCCCATCCAACTGTCGGAAACGCTCTTCAAGCAACTCTGGCTGGACGGCGACAAGGAGATCCTTGAGGATGACGACTACTTCCTGCCTGCTATTGGCAAGCTGGATGAAGTCCTCAAGCAGAAGGAGGCCGAGGTAAAAAAGCTCTAAGGGAGGCGGAGGCTATCTCCTCCTCCGAAGAACGACAGGTCTCCTGGGAGAGCTTCCTCTTCTTTGACACCTACATCCGCTACTACTTACACCTAAACCCCGATACGCTGCCCGATCATCAATGGGCGGCAACCATCAACTATCTCAACGAGCTGCGAAAGCTCGAAGCCCAAAGCAATGGATAAGTCCCTGGAGTTCGTACTACGTCTCACCGCTAAGCAGGAGAATGTGCTCAGCACAGCGCGAGGTGTTATGTCTGCCCTCGATTCGATCGAGAGCAAGGCACGAAGAGTCGGGGCATCTATTCGCCAGGCTTTCAGCTTTGGCAATCTTGCTGGGCAGTTAAGTGCTATTCCAGGATTTTCCCTGCTCACCAATCCCTACGCCTTAATTAGTGGAGGGCTGGCGGCAGTATCAAAGATCGGGATGCAAGCTGAACAGACGAGTATTGCTTTTCAGACGCTTGTGGGGAATGGTGAGCGGGCAAATCAGATGCTCGGGGAAATTGCTGAGTTTGCTGATAGAACACCTTTTGACAGAATGCAACTCACGGAGGGGGCTAAGCAGATGCTTTCCTTCGGTATTGAGGCAGACAAGGTGACGGGGTACATGCGTCAGCTGGCGGATATTTCAGGGGGCGAAGCTCAGAAGTTCTCCACGCTCTCGCTTGTCTTCGGGCAGGTTAATGCTGCAGGCAAGCTCATGGGGCAAGACCTCATGCAGTTTGTTGGGGCGGGGTTCAATCCCCTCAAGGAGCTCTCAAAGATGACAGGTGAGAGCTTCGAATCCCTCCAGGAGAAGATGAGTAAGGGGCAGATCACTGCGGAAAATGTAGCACAGGCAATCGCTCATGCGACGGGTGAAGGCGGGCAATTCCATGGAATGATGGATGCGTTGGGATCCTCGGGTGCGGGATCATGGAATACCATGATGGGGGCAATTCAGAGTGGGGCCGTGAGTATTTACGAACAGATTAAGCCCTACTTGCTGGATCTCTTCTCTGTGGTTGCGAAGTATGTCCCTAAGGTGTTCGCTGTCATTGGCGGTGTCGTTGAGTTTGTTGTTGGAACTGTTCGGTTCGTCAAGACATGGAGAAAGGAGCTTCTTCTCGCTGCATGGGTCATCGGAGTGGTAGCTATAGCTCTTAAGGCACAGACAATCGCACACATGGCAATGGCTGGAGTGATGTTGGTCGTTAAGGCTGCTACCATTGGCTGGACGACTGTACAGTGGCTCCTTAATGCCGCCCTAACGGCAAACCCTATAGGTATAGTTGTCGTAGCTATAGCGGCACTTGTTGGAGTGGTTGTTTACTGCTGGGATAAGTTCGCGGGATTCCGTGCGTTTCTGCTGACCATGTGGGATACAATCAAAGGATTTGCAGGGGTAATTAAGGAGTATCTGATATCTCGAATAGAGGAGCTCCTTAGCTCGATCGGAAACGTTGGTAAGGCGATTAAGTTACTCTTTGAGGGCGACTTCTCGGGAGCTGCGGATGCTGTCGGTGAAGCAGCCAAGGGCTTCGTTGGAGTCAATAGCGCCACGAAAGCCTACCAGTCGTCTAAGGACCTCCTCGGTGGCGTTGGATCTGGCTACGACAAGCACCTCGCAGAAGAGATCGCCAAGGACGAGGCTAAGAAGCGGAATGAAGGCAAAGAGACTGCGTCGATATCCGTTCCTGGTCTGCTCGGAAGTAGTAGTAGTGAAAGCGTCATCTTTGGATCTGGAAGCGAGAAGGGAGGCAAAGGCAAGGGCAAGGGTGGCCGAGGAAAGACAGGCGACGCAATAGCCACTGGTGGTACGCGCAACACGCAAATCACGATGAATATCGGCAAGCTCGTCGAGCGCATCCAGGTGTCCATGATGGACAAGACCGATACCGCCGAGCTGGAGCGTAGCATCATCTCAGTGGTAAATCGCTCGCTGGCCATAGCAACAAGCACTGACCGATGACAACATTCGAGCTTGACACTATAATTAGGCGGCTGCCCCTACCTCCACCCTTCCTCTTCAATCGGGCAGGGGTAGCCCTCCCTGACGGAGATCTCCCCGAGGTAGATGTACCTCTCTCTGAGGAGGAGCTTGAGGAGGTGCAGACGAATGCCCTCGGCCTGCCGATGGTCTTCCCCGTGTCTCTGGCACTTGAAGGTGAAGACCCATGGCTACTCCCTCAAGAGCCGATGATCACTATCACTGGTCAGCACATCCTCACGAAGAGGCAGGTGTCAAAGGGGAAGATCCGAGGATCCGTCAAGGAGCGTTGGACGCTCGATGACTACAGCATCAGACTTGAGGGAGTTCTTATCGGACCCGATGGACGATATCCGAAGGAGGATGTGCAGCGACTGCGCAAGTACCTCGAGTCAGCCAAGGTATCCGCCTATTGCCCACTTCTGGAGCTCTTCGGTATCACGCGTATTGTCTTTGAGTCATGGGAGTTCCCGCACACCTCAGGTGATGCCAACCAGAACTTCTCACTCCAGGCAGTGAGTGACGATACCTATAAACTCCTACTCACTCGTCGAGACCTCACCAAGTAGTCAGCTATGTACACGATGATTTATGACATCCAGATAGGTGGCTACCAGCTCTCGATGCTCGACAAGGTGGAGATACACTCCTCGGTGGAGCTCCTCGCAGACACGGCTAAGATCACACTCCCTGCTTCCGAGTACAACAAGGCGCTCGATGTTGAAGATGCAATCCATCGTGGTGATGCCGTAACAATTCGCTTAGGATATGAGGAGACGGGGCTCGTCGAGGAGTTCACGGGCTACCTGCAGCGCATTGCCACTGATAATGGTGACTTGACGCTGACGTGCGAAGATGACCTCTTCCTCTTCCGCAAACCTCTCAAGGATGCTGTACTGAAGAAGGTCAGTCTGTCAAGCCTGTTGTCTCGCATCATTAAGGAGGTGGGGCTGTCGCTCAAGGTTGAGTGCACCTACTCCTGGGTGTACGACAAATTCGTCATCAAGTCGGCTACCGCCTATGATGTCCTCAAGAAGGTGCAGGAGGAGTGCGGAGCGGACATCTATCTGCGCGACGGGGTGCTCCATCTACATCCTCCAGGAGAGGTCATCGGACAAGAGCGCCTATATGACTTCGGCTATAATGTTGAGTCAGCGGACCTCACCTACCGTAAGGCGGAGGACAAGAAGTACCAGATCACGGTCAAGGCACTCCTGCCTGATGGTAAGGTGCGCGAGATAGAGGTCGGTACTCCTGGTGGAGACAAGATTACCGTCAAGTGTCCTACCTCTGACGAGGTGAGTATGCGACTGCGCGGGGAGACTGAGCTGAAACGGCGCACCTTCGACGGCTACGACGGCAGCATCGATACCTGGCTCATACCTGAGTGTCGTGCAGGCGACACCGCAGAGATACACGACCCTGACTACCCACATAAAGAGGGTACTTACTTCGTCCGATCCGTTACGACGGAGTTCAGCTCGGCAGGCGGAAAGCGGAAAGTCGAGCTGGGATTTAGACTTAACTGATAATGGACCCATACAGAGAGCTACGTGAGCTCCTCGCTAAGATCGGAGGGGGCAAGGTAACTAACCTTTACCAGGGGGTTGTCACAGCCTTGTCGGACATCACCTGCGAGGTTTCCATCGATGGGCTGAGTATTCCTGATGTGCGCCTACGGGCTTCCACTGAGGTGGATGGAGCGCAGATTATTGTGCGCCCCGCCGTCGGCTCAGTCGTCATCGTTGGATCGCTCACGGGCGATCTCAACCACCTCGTGGTGCTCTCGATGGATAGAGCCGAGGAGGTGATCATCAATGGAGGCTCGCTCGGAGGGATCGTCAAGGTCAGGGAGCTCACGAACAAGCTCAACACACTCGAGAGGGAGATCAACGACATCAAGCAGGTACTCTCAAGCTGGACTCCCGTGCCTAATGATGGCGGAGCGTCGCTGAAGGCAGCCGTTGCCTCCTGGGCAGGTAAGCCGCTCACCCTAACGAGGAGAGAGGACTACGAAGACACTAAAGTGACACATTGAGATGATAGGCATCACGCTTACCGCCGACTACGAGCCTCGCATCCGCCTTGTGCGCGACGAGGAAGGGCGCATCATCGAGGGGCTTACTCTCGGTGAGACGCTGCCTCAGAATCAAGCCCTGATACTCACCCTACATCAGGGTGAGCTTAAGGAAGCCCCTGCTGTCGGGTGCGGTGTCTCAGACATGCTCCTTGACAACCAGCCTCTGTACTGGCGAGCTCGTATTCGCGAGCAACTCGAGATGGACGGGCAGACTGTCAACTCCATCAAAATAACAACCTCGGGCATCCACATCGACGCCCACTACTAACTCTATATTATGCGCAAGCGCCTTACTGTCCAACTTTGGATAGCCGTCCTCCTCACACTCTCGGGTATCGCACTCGTCTGGACGGCATTCCTTGTCGTCCCTCGAGGGGAGATCCACAACTCCGTGCTCCTTGCATTTGGTGAGATGTCGACCTTCGCTGGGGCGCTCTTCGGCATAGACTATAAGCATCGCTTAGACAGGTATATCAACCAGCCTAAGCAACCTACCAAACAAGATCAAGACGACAACAATGAGGACAATTAACTACATCGCCGTTCACTGCACGGCTTCCCCCCAAGGGTGGGGAGTGAAGGAGCTCCAGCAGGTCTTCCAGCAGCGTGGCTTCCAGCGCCCTGGCTATCACTATGTAATCACGGCTGACGGGGTCGTGCATCCCATGCAGCCCGAGGAGCTTATCAGCAATGGGGTGAAGGGCTTCAACAAGGAGACAATCAACGTGGCCTACGTAGGAGGTATCGACGCCAAGGGCAAGGGCATTGACAACCGAACAGATGCCCAGAAGGTGTCCCTGCGCAAGCTCCTCTCCGAGCTACACACCCGTTACCCTCATGCCAAGATCCAAGGGCATCGAGACTTCTCTCCTGACACCAACGGTAACGGTATCGTCGATCCATGGGAGCGTATAAAGGAGTGTCCCTGCTTCGATGCGATCCCCGAATATAAGGACCTATAGCTATGAGACGAGTAAATAAAGAGCGCCTGCTGATCTTCCTCGCGCTCATCCTCTTTTGGTCGCTTATCCTTGGGGCTCTTTCATCTTGCGGAACGACAAAGACTGCCGTAGTCAAGGGTGAGCGGCGTGTGGAGTGGAGCGACCGCAGCAGCGTACAACGTGATAGCATCTATGTGCATGACAGCGTGTACATCCACTCCAAGGGGGATACTGTCTACCTGGAGCGGTGGCGTACACGCATCAGAGATCGAACGCATCTCGACACCATTTATTTACAAAAGGTAGACAGTGTTTATGTGGAGACTTGCGTGAAAAAGACCAGTGCAATTGCCGATATCAACTCTACGCTACGAGTACTCGGATGCACCGCTATCATCATTGCTGTCATCATCTTCATCCTCAAGATACGTAAACGATGGATGTGACGATGCTACCTGGGCAGACCCTGTGGGATGTCGCCGTGTCGATGAAGGGGTCGTGGGAGGCGGGTATTGATATGGCTCGATCTGCTGGGGTGTCAATGACTGGGCCTCAAAAGGCTGGGGCTGTATATTCACTCCCGCAAAAGATCTACGATCGCACGATGGAGCGATACGCCCTCACACATCGCCTGGAGCCTGCTACCGCTGGCGAAATGTCGCCGCTTTCAATACGGATATTCACCTCCGCATTCTCTGCGGAGTTCACCTAACAGACAATGGCAACTGACAATAAGATTAACGGATGTGGAGCCTGCTCGGGGTGGCTTCGCTGGGTGCGCCCGCCGCATCATGAGTTCTTCCAAAAGGAGTGCGCTCTTCACGACGAGCTCTATAATATGGGCGGGAGTGAGTCTGACCGAAAAAAGGCGGATTTCGCTCTCTTCCAAGACATGGTGGCTCACTCCCTCGAGTACTTCAAGGGGCGTAAGGCAGGCTCACAAGTATGGTTCGTCACGCTGGCCTACCTCTACTACAAGGCTGTTCGCCTCTTCGGCAAGAGCCAATTCAACTACAAGTAACTTCTTCCCTGGTCGGGGTATAAGAAAGCCCCCGACCTTCGTAAGTGGACTCTCACCTCACACTTACAAATATGCGCTGACACGCAAAGGTCGAGGGCTTAATGCCTTTCCTTTCGTGTCAGCGCATTGCTTATGTAGTGTGGGTGAGAGACCGCAAAAATACAACGATTTATCCTAAATGAGAACCCCTATTACCTACTATGGAGGTAAGCAGACGATGCTCAAACATATCCTGCCTCTAATCCCTTCGCACACCCTCTATACAGAGTCCTTCTGTGGTGGTGCGGCTGTCTTCTTCGCTAAAGGACCTTCAGACGGGGAGGTTATCAACGATCTCAACCAGCAGATGACCAACTTCTACGAGGTCCTCAAGACCGACTACGACATCCTCAAGGCGCGTATCGAGGTCACCGTGCACTCAAGAGATATGCATGCCCATGCAGCGCACATCTTGGAGTACCCGCAGTTCTTCACCCGTATGGACCGCGCTTGGGCGGTGTGGGCGCTCTCTAAGATGAGCTTTGCCAGTATGCTCGATGGGACATTCGGCTACGACTTCGGCGGAGGGATGCCCAAAAAGCTCCGCAACGCTAAGGCGGAGTTCGGCGAGCACCTCTCCCAAAGACTCGACAATGTCACGATTGAAAATCGGGACGCACTCGAGGTCATCCGATGCTACGACAGCCCAGATGCCTTCCACTTCGTCGACCCGCCCTACGTCGGTAGTGACTGTGGCCACTATGAGGGCGTGTTCGGCGAGAGCCACCTGCTGGCTCTCCTTGACCTCCTTACAGAGGTCAAGGGTAAGTTCATGCTAACTATGTTCCCTGATGATAATATCGAGCGATATGCTACGGAGCACGGGTGGCAAATCCATCGTATCGAGCGCACGATCTCGGCCTCTAAGACCTCCCGACGCAAGCAGGAGGAATGGATGGTGTGCAACTATGTCAAGGAGGAAGAGCCGACCCTATTTGACTGATGCAAGAAGGGGGGGCGGGGGGGTGGCGGACGG